TGAAGAAACACTAATTACATTTATTGAACTGATATTTTTAGACGCATCCGCAGTGACAACCTTGGACGCTTCTACGGTGCCAAGGGTTGTGACATCAGTTGTATTTAGGTCTGCCGCTGATGCTGTAACGCCAAGATCGGCAAGCGAAGTAGCAAGCGGATGACCACCAGCCGTGGAACCATCGTGAACAACCGCCGTGTTTTTATCCGTATCAACGGTGATCTCACCAGCCGCGCCTGTAAACGTGCTATGCTGAGAAGTTGTGCCGCGTCTGAATTGTACTTGCTTTGCCATTATGCAATGCTCCCGTAATCATCTAGTGATGCGACCGTGCCTGTGATTAGGCCATAGTCTTCATCAAGTGCTAAATCTTCAGCGGTTGCCGTAATCATAACAATCGCAGTCCCAGACAGGCTAATGGCCGCATCTGAATTATTGCTTTCGCTTACTGTGCGTGAAAGCGTTGTGCCGCTTGCGGTGTAAACGCCGGTTCCAACTTCCCAGTTGCTTCCGTCTTCGATCAGGTAGCGAACTGTGTCACCGTCTGACACACCCCCATCGGCAAAAGACTGATAACCAGTTTCTGCCGATCCAAGGGTGATTGTGCCGGTTCCTGTTGTCGCCGTGGCAACCTTTACGCGATTTGCTAGAACGACCATGCGTCACCTTATGCGATTTGTAGAACACCATTTGCTGCGCTGAAGTCTACTGTAAGACTGTCGCCATCGTTTAGCGTCAATGATGAACCGTAATCATAATATCCAATCAACGGATCGGCTGGTGATGTTACTGTATCATTATAAATGTACACATAACGGAACGGGCCAGTAGAGCCGCCAGTTGAAGTCAACGTAATGTCAGCTAATACCAACTTATATGTGCCAGATGTTTGGCTTGAAGATGATGTTGTGACATTGCGTGAAGAAAGATTTGTGTAAGCCACTTCAGTGACGTTGCCCAAGATGCCGTTGCCATCCGCTGATGGATCAGATGTTTCTGATGCTGGGGCTGTGTTTGATAGTGCTACAACGATTTGATCGCTTTCCAAGTCCATATTATGGACTGCGTTTTCAACGAAATCGTTCACTTTGTTAAAGGTTGCCATATTACGAACTCCGTAGTTTTAAGCATATGCAAGCGCATTCTAGCGCATTTTAGCTTGGTTTGCTAGGCCAAGTTGGGTTTCTGGGGTCAGTGGTGTTTTCTGGAAGTGACCGCAAAGCCGAACGATAATCACGCCAAGATTGCTTTTGCGTATCAGTCAACGGCGCATCTACCGCTTGCGTCCAATCGCAATCCGTCAAATAACCATTGCGACGATTGCGTAAGTCTAGCCATGCACGATCTATGTCGGCTTGGTCAATGTCGGTTTGCGGCCTTCTAACGGGCGCACCGTCAACAATAGTGTATTCTTTTGCGGTATATTCGCCCTCAATGCACGGCTGATGCAAGTGCAATTCATCTGCCCTGCCGTCAAAGGTGTAATCAATTTCGCCTGTGTCAACGTTGTATTTTGTGTAACGTGTCATCTATACCGCCTAAATATCGTGATTTGGCAATCGGCCGATGGGCTAACAATGCCAGAAAGGTTGCTAACATATACATAGACAGTTCGCGTACCAGTGGAAACTGATTTTGACCCCGCCATAGTTTGCAAGCCAAGCAACCCATCACCGGTATAATTTATGCCCGTCATTTCTGTGCCATCAATATATAGCTGAAATGTTGCCGTATCACCTGAACCAGCCGTGCCAAACATTTCCAAATTACCAAACGCCACAATATCGCCAGAATAAGCCATGTACACACTTGTGCTAAATGTATAAGGCCCACTGCCTGACTGCGTTGAAAAGTCTGTAAAGTCAGTGATTGTAATGCTGTCGCCGGCAACCTTTAGGGTATCGACCGCCGCATTCTGTATTTTAGCATTTGTGATTAATGCATTATCAATTTGTGCCGCACTGGTAATAATCCCAGATGTAGCAAGCAAGCCACCTGTAATAGTATTCGCAACAATCTTGTCGCCGGTAATAGTTGAACCGCTAATTTTTGCTGCCGTCACTGCGTTGGCCGCAAGTTTGGGTGTTGAGATAGCCCCATCCGCAATTTCTGTCGCAGTGATTTCACCAGCACCAATAGAAGCATCTGCAACGACTTCTTGCCATGCTGATCCGTCCCAATAATACAACTTATTATCAGTTGTTAAAAATACTTGCTGATTGGTGAAGTCACCCGCCGCTGGAAGTGATGAAACCGGTTCAATAATATCCAAACCAGCATCAATGAATAACTGCCTAACGCCATTTTCAAAGTCGGCATCATCTAGGAATGTTGTGGTAGCTGAAACGCCAGATGTGAATGCAGATGCATTGCCAGAATAATCCACTGACTTTAGGAAGTAGTATTTAAGTTCATTCAGGCCAAGATTTGTTCGGGTGAATGTATTGCCAGCCGAAATGCCTACCTTGGTTGCGCCAGACGATGAATTAGTGGTGTTTTCATAGATTTCCACATAGTTCAAATCAGTGTCAGTCGGATTAGTCCATTCAATCGTAATATATTTGAAACCACCGCTTGCACTTATGTTTGTTGGCAGTGCGGGTGCCGTAACGTCACCACCGCCCGTAAAGGTGGCCGTAACAAAATCACCGCGCCGACCGTTGCTTGTCACCGCCCTAACGCGAATGATGTATTCCACGCCATCTACAAGTGGGCTAAGTTCAATGCTAGTTTCAGTTGTGGTTGTGGCCGCATAGTTGCTATCGGCTACCGCCTTCCATTCAACATCATAGTGCGTGATAAATCTATTCGTTGGTGCTGTCCAAGATACGATGACACTGTTGATAAACGTACCATCAGACGTTGTGCGGCCACCACCAGATGTTGTTAGGCTTGCTATATTGATAGACGACCTTGGATCAGTCAGCGTACTATCATTGCCCGTAATATCGCTTTCTTCTGCACTCCAACTAAATGCGGCAGATGATGTTTCGCGTAGCGTAAGGCCAACCCGTAGATCGCCCGCATCACCATCATTGCGGAACTTCCAGCCAACTACCTCAAACTCTTTTGCCGACCAGCCATAACGGTCAATCGTCAAAGCAATAATGTCGCCACACTCTACCTCAAAGGCTTCTAGGCCAAAATCAGCCGTGAAGGTCATCTGCTCCCGTGCGCGGAATAGCGTCATCTTCGCTAGGCGTTGGGCCATTGATGCAGATGTTGTCAGCGGCAGCGCAAGATCAAGCGCACTTTCTAAGCCGTTATCATCTGCGATAAATGCTGATGATCTGATTTCAGGATAGTCAGCCCGAATGTAACCTTGATCGGCATCATTGAACGTGCCGCGCACAATGTTGAAGTTATCGCGGCGGCTATGCTTAGTGTCTAGGTTAATTGGGCCACGCAGATCGTCTAGCGTAAATGTCTTGATTGATGATGTATATTCGCCAACCTTTAGGTGCCATTCACCCTGACCCCAGAACAACGTGCCAGCGCAAGCCGTCATCATGTCGCCAAGGATGTCAGACGGGGTTTGGTCTAGGCTTACAACGCCGTTAATCTCATAGCGGTTTTCACCGCCGCTACCAGCTAAGGTGACGCTTTCATCACATGTATTAGCCGCCGCTTGAAAGTAGGCATCATTCACATCGCCTGAATTATCTAGGCCATAAGTGGAAACAAGATAGTCACGAATGCATAACGCCGCATTTGCCGAATATGCGGTTGTGGATGTGCGCGGATCGTAAACCTTTTTACCCTGCACTTTCGCAGTAAATAGCGGCACACCTTCAGCGAAAACGTCCTGATCGTATTCCATCCGCACATAAATGTACGCAATGCCTTCGCCTTTAAAGTCAGATGTAACTGATGTTTCGCTAACTAGATCACTGTCTGCCGTTTGGTTGTCTGCGCCTGTATGCTTCTTAATGCGGATTTTGGAATTGCTGTCACCGTCTTGCCACTTCGCATCAGTAACGAAACCATCTGCATCCAATGTGACGGTTTCATCATTGATGTAAATGTCGCCAATGCTGTTCACTTCATGGCCAGCAAGCACAATGATCTGATGCAAATACTGGTTCGTATCGCCAGTGCTTTCGATAAATGTAACTGTGCCGCCCTTACGGATTTCACCGTAGACTATCTGTTGTGGCGCAGTAGCTTCACGGGCGTTGACCAGTACGCCGCGCGATCCAGCCCCAAAATCTGGCTTTGGCGCAAGTGCGCGTAATGCCCATGATGTGACCGCTGTAATCGCGATGTAACCTACAACATAACCAAGGGTAACTGAC